TGGAGCCTTTCTCTAGCTGTACGCCTGTGATGTAGAAGGTAGCTCCGTTTGTTGCTGATACTTGTACAGAACCTGTGGCTCCTGTATATGCATTAGTTGTGTTCCAAACACCCGCAGTGCCAAGAGAAGAAGAACCAGAGCCAAGATTAAAAGCAACTTGAATTCCTCCAGAATTATTAGAATTGTATGTTCCACCTGTATCTCCAGCAACAGTAATGCTTTTTTGCTCCCAAGTGTTTGCAGTATTAATAGTAAATGTAAATGGATAAGACCGAGTAAATCCGTTTGCGTTACGAAGTGCTCCTGAGTGTGTTCCAGTTAAACTAGAACGAACCCAAAACGAAAGCGTTACTGTTGCAGCAGATGCAGTTCCCCACGCAAAATCAGCTATATTAAAACCTTCAGTTGCTTGCTGAATAATTTGTTGGTCTGAACCAGAAGGTGTATATGCTGAAGTAACTGTTGTGGCTAAATAATTTGTAAAACCAGCGGCAACTCTAACTGCAAAACCTGTTTCAGTTGTACTTGGTGTTTGTTGAACACTAAAGCGATTTGTAGCAGTGCTGTTATAAAAAGCCCATCTATCAAGTGTAAAAGTTTGGGCAGCAGCAGGTGGACTAACACTAGCCCCAGCATTACGCTGGTCTATGACCATGCCGCCATTGATGATGCGGTTCTTGAAGCCGAAGGTGCTGGCAGAAGTAAAATTTTGTGCATTTAGTTGTCCAGAAACATCTAACTTAACCGCAGGAGAACTTGTTCCTATCCCCACATTTTGGTTTGCGTCTATATAGACAGCGTTAGTTCCGTTAGTAGAGATACCCACTGCATTAGTGGCAGGCAAGTACATACCATTACCAGTTACGCTTGTTCCAGTAGGAATAAGTTTTGTTGCCGTTGCCGTGCCGGTAGTAACAAAGTTAGTCCCGTCAAAAGTTAACGCACTACCAGTAGTAACTACCTTGCTGCCGTTGAGATACGCTACTGCATTGGCTGTTCCGTATGACAACGTAAGGCTTGTGGATACAGTGCCGCTAGTAATGTTGTCAGTAGTAATGTTTGCAGTGGTAATGTTTGCAGTGGTTATATTTGAACTTGTAATTGTTGACGTAGTAACTGTCTCAGTACCGATAACTGCGGTAGTGATGTTTGCTGTAGTCACGTTAGCAGTAGTGACCGCTACGTTTGTTAACGTAACATTACCGCTACTAATAGTGACATTAGCCAGCGTCATGTTGTTAAGCGTAGTCACGGTGTTACCCAACTGGATAGCCGTGTTGCCTAACGTGATGACGGTAGCAAAATTGCTGTCAAGCTGCGACAGCGGAATAGATGCCGTTGCCGTGCCGAATGTATATGGGACTGCCATTTAGAACCTCACTCTCAATTCATGTTCAAACTCAAACGTGTTGTACACAAAGCCTGCGCTATTGCTTGTGATGGTCAAGCCTAGATACTTGCCGTATTGCTGCGCGTCACTCTTGTACAGGGCATAACCATTGGACGTAATCCACCCAATAGTGTTATTGCTGTTGTTTTTCCAAGGGATAGCTGTGATGCTATTGTTATACCAAACAACCGCATTGTCTAGGGTGTAAACCGGGCTAGAACCAGACTCACTGTCTACCGTTACGTTAATGGTAGAGGCATTGTTAAGCGTAGCCTCTATGCCAAACTTCAGAGCCTGCTTGGTACGGATGGGGTCACCCATAGGCATAAGAGCCGTGCGGATGGTGCTGGATACATTGCCAGTAGCATCACTGTATAGCCGGTAAAGTTCTGTGCCGGTAGTGCCGTACAAGTTAATTAGCCCGGACAGGGGAACAGACGTAATGTAAGTCAGGCTTCCTTGGCTAGAAATAAACCACTTCTTCTCAAAGAACACTGCCTGTATAGAGCGAGGGCTAGATAGCGGGTCATTGTAGGTAAAGGAAAAGGCTGCACACAGGATATTGTTCAACAGCACTTGACCGGCAGACACAGGCTTTGTGAAGTCTACAAACGGAAAAACACCATCTAGCTGGTCAGAAATCTTGCTGGTAGTAGAGCCAACCAGAGCGTAGATGCCGTAATCGTTCATAAACAGAACGGAACGGAAGTACGGAAAGATGGCGTAAATACGTTTTGTACCTACGCTGGCGCTGACGTTGGTGTTGGTAAACAGGGTTGTGCCGCTGGTGGTAACCCGCAAATCCGAGAACACGTTAATGCTGTCATCACCAAAGATGTACAAAAAGTTATTGGCAGATAGCAGGCCTTTAATGTTTCCGTGCAGCGTAGAGTCTGTCAGAACTAGAGAACCAGCAGAAACAGAAGTAAAGTCACTGTAGCTTCCAGCCGCAGAATAGTACACAGTACGTCCAGCCGCCACCCATGCCCTACCAGAGAAGGTAGCAACATCTACTATCTGGTCAAGATTTATTACCCCGGTAGCAGTAGCACCAGAGCCGGGTGTACCGCTGCTGTCAGCAATAACTACCGCTACATTAGATGTAGCAGTGTATCCATCACCGGGGTTAGACATCAAAATCTGAGTAATCTGACCGCCGCTAACAATAGCGTTGGCAGTTGCACGGGTTGTCCAGCCGCTTGCATCTCCAATAGTGATTGTTACGTTAGCAGAGTTGGTGTATCCCGTGCCAGATGTGTTCATCACTACAGACACTGTGCCTGTCTTGAACGTGACTAGAGAGGAAATAGCAGTAGCACTGGTAGTTGCTCCACCACCAGAGATAGTTACGGTAGGAGGTAGTGTGTAACCCTGACCGGCATTTGTCAGGGTAATTGTGCTTATTACATTGGCTAAAACAGTAGCTGTGGCTGTTGCCTGTACGTTGCCGGTAGTCTCTTGCGGGGCAGAAAGGGTAACGCTAGGGGTTGAGGTATATCCAGCACCAGCACTTCTAACGCCTATAAAGCCTACAGCGCCTATGCTGGAGACATTGGCTCCATCCCAAGTAAACAATCCCTTGTCCGGGTCACCAATAATGACGCGCTGGTTCTTGTATTGGGCAGCAGATACATTGCCAGAAGAGAACGTACCCGCAGCGGCTACATTTCCTATGTTGGCAGTACCGCTGGTGTCTAGCTTGACGTACTGTGACCTACCATTAGTCTCAAACCCAAGAATGTAGTCATTGACATCAATGTTGGCAGAGGTAAGAAAACTTACAGTGTTGGCAAAAGCAATGACGTTGTTGCTGGCATCTTTGACGGTAGATTGAGCGGGAATAACTTTAATGTTGCCGTGACCAATAGGCATGGCGTTCTCAATCCACGCAAACTCATCTTCCTTTATCGCCGTTCTATTAGCCTTTGTGTTTAGGCTAGTGAAGTTCTTGACGACAGCATACGACTTTTTTTGCTCTGCTGCTGCCATGATTAGTACGGGCTAGAGTAAGGGTCAGGAATGCGGCGCGTGAATACGGAGTTCTGCACAGCATTGACTTGCTTGCTGTACTCTTGTTTGTAGATTTCAGCCTCACCGTAGCTTTGTTCTTTGTACTTAGCTTTGTAGGCTGCGTAGAAAGCTACAGGGCCAGTGTACGGAGCAACGATGGTGTCAGTAACGCTAGGTGCAGAGGTCTGCAATGGCGTAGGCATGATTACCGTGTCTAGTTCCATGTAATAGCTTTGGTCTGGAATTGGAGAAATGTAAATCTGACCTTGACCATACGTTGAGAAACAAATAGGCCTGCCAACATAGTTCTGCCAGTAACGCAGTTGGGCATTGAAGTTTGTCCACGGCAAGTAGCGCAGAGGAATTCGGCTGTTGCCCCAATATATGTTGACATTCATGATGTCTAACGTGTACTGACCGTTAGGCAGGGCTGCGTAATTGACAATTTCCGCATTGCTGGAGTATTGCAGCGTTGCCGTACCGTTGGTGAACGGGGCAGTAGGGGGAAACGTAGCGCCAGATGCAGGGTAAGGCGGGGGAGAAGTGTCAGTTGTCCCGCTACTAATCACTTCATAAATGAAGATGTTGGAGAACAAGAAATCACCGGCTGTTACAGGGGTGCTTGCTGCCCATGCAGTTGCCGCTACACCCGTTGTAGATAACGGTGTCTGCGTAATTTGTAGAGTGCGTAAGCACCCTGTATCTCTGACTACTCGCTCACGCGCACTATTGATATAGTCCGTTAACTCAGCATCATCCCAGAAATTGCCGTTGGCATCGTGTAGGAGCCTGCGGACTTCCGATATGTAGGAAGTAAGTGTTGCCATGTTGCTTCCATTTTATGCTGCCCTTTGGGTAACTTTTCCCCCTACGGATTTCTCAATCCGCAGAGGTACTACGCTAACCGCCGAGGGTAACGAGCGGTGCTGTTCGGGAGCCTGTGCAGTTATCTCAAACTTGCTCAGTCTTTCAATCCCAGAATTTAGTTCTGAATGAGAACGTATCCAACCCAGACGGGCTAGATACGGTTCTTTATTTTCTGCACCGTAACCAAACACATGCTTTGCAACATGCACAGGAACTTCTACAGGTTTACCCTTTAGAAATTCATAGAACACGCCACCATACCCATCTGTGAGTGCGGTGTCGGTTCTGTTGGTTACGAATACAGTTTCTGTCATAGGTTCACAATGTCACCGTACACCGTAACTTCACAAGTTGCATCATTAGCAGTAGTTACTTTTACCCACAGAGCGCCAGACGAATACACGTTAGAAACGGCATTAGCAGTAGGAGCAATGTCTTGAAAAGTAGTTGTACTTACGATGTTTGCAAGTTTGGTAGTAGCAAATACAGCGTTAGCAGCGTTGCCATCGCTAGACGTAAGAATACTTACGTTAGCGGTAGCAGCACTTGCGTTTGCATTTGAAATGGTGACACGGCGAACTATGAAGCTAGTGCCAACCACAGACATCACAGCAGCAGCATTGCTTACCGCATTTAGCAAAACTGGTACTGCTTGGGCAATAACAAAATTGCCAAATGAGTCTGGGTAGCGAGCGCCTACATTGTTTGCGTTCATGTCAACTCCTTAACTTGAGTAAGTGCCGGGAGCGTTGTTACCACCATTAGAGGTGTACAGAGTCAAAGACTGAGTG